GGTAAAGCCGGCGTTAGCACGCCGACGATGTTAATAACGCCGGCTTTACCCGATACGCTATAGATATCGTCGACGGTCCAGCCTATAAAGGCCGAAATTTCTATCGCCTCCTCGCGTGTAGCTTCCCGGCCGTTGTCGGTCGCGGCTTGTAACTTGTTAAATACTCGGTCTAGTAAAAGCCACATAGAATAAAACCTCTGGAATAAGCCGCTAGCATAAAGCCCGCGAGATTAAAACGCAACGCCTAGAGCTCGATAGTGCCTAGGGCCGCGACGGCGTCGTCTGTTATTTGGGCGATCTCCCCGCAAGTAAGCGCGCCGTCAATTGCGTGTTTAGCCGCGAGCCGAGTGTTTTCGACCTCCGCGTCGAGTGCCGATAGTGCGACGACCTTTCCGAGAATAACCATAGCGGCGGCGTTCCCGTTAGCGAGCCCCTCCGACATCTTATAGCTTGAGACGTAAGGCCACGCTCCCGGGAAGTGGGGGCCGTCGTCGATCTCCTCTTCGGGGCTACCGGCGGCGATAAATGCCTCCGCTTCCTTGCGCTTGTTTGCGTAGGTTAAGTCTTGGCCTTCCGTTAGGTACTCGTGCCGCTTATCGTGCGCGGCCGCGTCGAGTCGCGCTTTCGCGTCGTAGCGCTTGGAGCCTAGGTCCTCGGTGTGCGCCTCGACTATCGCGTCGAGTGCCGTTTCGTCGGCTAGGGCCTCGCCCCATACGATTATAGCGTCGCCCTCAACGGCTAAACTCCCGTACCCGGTAACGCTTCCGCTCGCCTTAATATTGGTATGAAGCTTAACGGGGCTAAAGTGCCCGGACGTAATGTCGTTAGACTTGGAGTATGTTTTTAATTTTTTCAGCATTGCCGCCGGCCCTCGCGTCTTTCCCGTGTATTTGGATACTGTAATTTTTTTCTATAAATTTTATTTGCTGCATTATCTCGGGGCTAACATCGTCCCGAAACCTTAAAGCGACATAACCGTCGCCGGGGGTGTTGTTGATAACCACGCCACACTTATCCGGGCGTAGGCTCTCGTTCCAATCGTTCGCCAAATAGGCGCACTCGTAACCCCGGCAAACTTGGGGGCGCTCTTCGTGAATCCCGCAAGCCCCGCCCGTACAGTGGCGACAATACTCGCCGCTAGGCGTGTCGAGCTCGTGGATATCGAAAACTTTGCAACAAATATCGCAATCGCCGCACTGACTCACGGCTCGTTTATCTCTTTTATAAAAAAGTTTCTCTCTATGGTTATGGCCTCGGTCTCGTCGTCGCTCCCCCAAAATCGCACGTCCACCGTGTGCGGGGCCGCTGTTAGCTTTCCGTTCCAAAAAGTTGAGAGGCTCCCGTCGTTCTCTTCGTCGACCGCGACGTTAGTCCGGCGCACGGTTTCCGCCGCAAGCGTGCCGTCGATGAATATTCCGCATATAGCCGAATGATCTTTTTTCTTGGCGGTGTTGTTAAAAGAACCGCTAAAAAATACCTCGACCTCGTTGTCGGCGTCGTCGGGCGTGAAGGTGTGAGTCATTTCCGCAAGCGTGGGCGCCGTCCCCGAAGTGGTCGCGGTGGTCGTCGGCCCGGACGTGGTGCCCGGTTTGTACTCTGAAAAGATAGTTATATCGCCTTGCTGTAGACCGTCCAGCTTGGTCTTTCCGGCCGCGGACATAAGCCCCGCCTCGACCGTGGTCGCTTGGGGGAGCGTCGCGTCGGTGCCGTCGGACGATTCGACTACTAAGGTCGTGGCCGTTTTGGCCCCGATAGATAAGTCGGTCGTTACGTTCGAGACCTTGAGCGTATTCGCCGCAATCTCGGCTCTCTCGAGGTTTGTTAATATCTTAGCCGCGGCCGTCTCGGCCATGTTCCCCATAGAGAAAGCGTCGCCGGATACGTTCGTCGGATCATAGACCGCTTTAAGCATATCGCCCAAGAAGCCGGTCCCGGTGTCTTGCCACGCGGGGACGCTGCTAAGAAAGTATAGATTCCCGTTAGGGCTCGTTACCGTGGCCGTGCTCCCCTCGACGGTGTCGCCCGGGGGGTGCGCTGTATTTAATGCGGTCTCGTCGGCGAATACGCCTAAAAAACCCGCGTCGCCCCCACCACCGCCGCCGAAGCCTAAAAGGCCCCCGAGTAAGTCTATCGTCTCGGTTAAGTCTATAATCACGGTTTAGGCCTCCGAGTCGACTATAATCGTAACGTCCCCGTCGACGTCGCAACGCGCGAAAGTGTCCTTTTGTTCGGTTTGTGCGAATTGTCGCCCGGCGTTTACGATATCGACCTCCGCGGCGTCGTCGGACGCTACCTCGTTCAAGTATATACGCTTACAACGCCCGTCGGACACGGTAATTATGGCCCTCGTGGCCGTGCCTACTTGTTGCCACGCTTCGGTTAATATGACGGTCGTCCTAGCCATTGCTCTAGCTCCCGCCTAATTCGTCGATTCGGTCTTGCATGTCGATAACGTTGTCGCCTATCGCTTTAAGCGCGTCTTGTGTTGAGTCGGGGCCGAACTCTTTCTCGAGCTCGAGTATAGGTTTCAAGACGTCCGCCTTAAGTTGGTTTTCACGTTTGAGTTGTCGCATGTTGCGGCTGAATTTCTGCCCGGTTGTCTCGCGGGTCGCCCGGGCGTTAGTAATCCACCCCTCGCTTAATAGCTCTTTGTACCCTTTGGCTTGCTTAAGGATATCGGTCGAAGGCTTAATCGCCCCGGACCATTCCGCAAAGGACCACGCCGCGAAGTTCTCAAAGTTAGCACGGTCGAAAGCCGCCGTTATTATCTTTTGGGACTCGCCTATCTTATCGAGGAGGGCTTCGCTAACGAGCCACTCGTTATAAATTGGCCCGCAAAGTTGCTCGCCGAATTCCGTTCTTGTCTTATTTAAGTAGATTTTGAATTCATTTATAGCAGCTTGCGAGGCCGAATAGTTGTTTGAAAATGATAGCCTTAGAATCTCGGGCGGTATCTGATACGCCATAGCGATTCCGGAGATAATGACTTCCTCAAAAGGCCCGAGCTTAACGTCTACATTTGATTGAAACGCGACCGGCGTTTCGCCCGTCTGCAATTCATCGTACACGGTGCCGGGTAGGCCTTGCGCTACGTTGATATTCCGCGGCGTGCCGTCGCTGTCCGATACTGCGACCGTCCCTTTACGAACGGCGCCCCCGGTTACGGGTTTAGTGCCGGGCTTGTCGTCTTCTTTCTTGATAAACATGGCGAGCATAGAGTTAACCACGGCGGCGCGAAGTGCGCTATCGCGGTAACGGTCGAGCTCGCTAAGTGATTGCATGGCGAGGCCGAGCATAGGCATACCGCGCACGTCCCCGGCGCGTCGGTCACAACCATAGACTAGCCACGCTACGCGACGCCCGCTTCGAGAGCCGCGCGCCGGGATTCGTTTAGAAACCCCGTCTAGTTGATTGATATAAAAAGCGACGTGTCGTCCGACGCTATCAAGCTCCACGCCTTGCACTACACGGCGGCCGGCTTTCTCGGCGTTCTCCATAAGCGAAGGGTCGAGGGGGTTTCGTACGTTTTCGCCCCTAACGGTTAGCACCGTCGGGCGTTTAGTCTTGGGGTCCATCTGCAAGATAACGAGCATATCGCCACCGATTAAAGCTTCGCGCCTTATGGTGTCTTGCATCTTGTTAAACGTGTCGGTCTTTTTAAAGTCGCAAGCTTCCGGGGTTTTCGCCCATAAGTGGAAACGTTGCTCGACGTCTTCGGACCAATCGTCTAGGGACCCGGCGTCTAAGCCGAGCGTCGATTCGTCCGGCATTGCTTCGGGCCATAAGCCGGTGTTTATTTCGTTCGTAACTAACCGATTTATAAGGGCTTGCGCGTAAATGTTCGTAGTAAAATATTGATTCGAGCGGGCGCGTAAAGTCCAGTAGTCAGGCGCTAAGATTTCAGTCGGACCCATTCCTCCGGCGAACTTTCCCCCGTCCCATATCGACCCGACGGCCGGCGCTACGTTGTAACCCATAGCGTCGAAGTTCATAAGGTCAAATTCGGCGCGGCTATTTACGCCCATAGCCGGGAGCGCGCTCGACTTCTTAGTCGGTGCAAAATTGTCTTTTACTCGCGCCCATACTTTAGGGAGCGGCTCGTTCCAAATGCTTGGCATAGTTTAACACCCCGGGGCCGGTGACATAATTACAACGCCGCACCCGCCGAGCCTAGCTTCTAGGGTCGCGAGTCGGTTTAGTAAACTATCTAGGGCCGTGTTCATTTCTTTTAGATCGAATTTCGTAACGCTTTGGCGACTCTGCCCGGTGTCGAGTATATACGATTGAACACCGCCGACGGTTAGGGCCAATATCGCCGCATTGTACGCGGTGATAAGGGTCTTAACTGCTGTGATTTGGTCTTGCCAGAATTGAGGGTCGCTAGTCATTGAGCGAGATTAGCACGGGAGCTACTCGGGTGGCAATTCATAGAAGAGCGCCTCGGCCTCTATATGGTCCCAAAATTGTATCTCGTCCACGGCTTCGAGCTCCATAGTGTTAACCATTAGGTCCCAAGCGATAACGTCGACCGCCGCCATAGCGTAGCCCCACAAGTCGAAAAGCTCATTCGCGGCGCCGCTCTTTCGGTACCACTCAAAGCCCATAGAGCGCCCGGTCGTTTTGTCTTTGACCTCTCGACGATACTCCGCCGTTAGTTCTTTAATTTGTGCGTCGGTTGTGTTAACGGGGGCGTTAAACGTTCGGGGCGGTTGAGTGCCTTCGCCGTCCCAAGGGGAGCGCATGCTCGAGGACATTCGGTCCTTATAATGATTGACCATTAGGCGGAAACCGCGTAGGCCTTTTTTAGTTTTGAATTCTCCGAACTCGTCAAACTTTTGTTTCTTAGCCGTCTCGGTTCTTCCGAGTATGGGGAAAACCCCGGAGTCGTATTCGCTGCAAAACTTCGAGACGGTCTCTTCGATATAGCCGGCGTCGATAAAAGTTATCGCTACCCGGTACGTGCGGCCGTCGTCGGCCTCGTATTCTTGTTGCTCAATAAGTCCACGCAAACGGCCCCACGTTGCTGGGTCGTCTAGGTTCTCGGTCGATATGTCGTCGGGGTCCGAGTCGGCGTTCGGGGTAGCTTGGAACCTCCAATAATTTATAAGAAAGCCCCGGGCTTCCGTTGTCCATCCGAAGACCGCGACGGCTAGATCGTCCTTATGGACGTCGACCGTGCACGTTAAGAAAGCAATCGGAGAGCCGGCACAATCCCGGGCGAGCTCGTTCGGTATCTCGCCGAAGCTGTACTCCTCCCGGCGGTGGCTTGAGGCAATCTCGAAAGACACCCCGCCGCCTCGTTTCTTGAATGGTTCGCCTAAAATATTGTTATAAAAAACCCGGTAAGCCTCAAAGTCTCGGACGCGTTTTCGCTCCGGGTCGTAGCCTTTAAGGTAGGCGTCGACGCACTTCGACCACGGTTGCATGCCCGCCGGGGAGTACATGGCCGGCAAGTGATACGAGCGGAGGCCCGGGGCTTGCGGCTTTGCAGTGGGGACCCACTCGGCCCCCTCTTCGGTGGCGAATAGCTTAGGCTTGTCGTGCTCTTCGTGTTCGTGGGCGCACTCGCTACAAACGTAACGGACCGAGTCGGGGTCCAACGTGGCGCCGTCCATCTTCCACGTAATGCCGTAGACGTGGCCGGTCTCTTTGTTTATGCCGGACCACCTTAGCGCTTGAGGGAAGCCACACGCCCGGCACCGCACCTTGTAGACCCTTTGGTCCCCACGCAAATAGGCGCGGTGTATCTTGGACGGGTCCTCGAGCGGGGTCGAGCCTCTTAGTATTTTTCGCTTTTCCCAATACGCGGCACAACGGTCGTCGGAAATTGTATCCGGGTCCCCGTCCTTGCCTACGGTGTCGGGCCACGCGTCGAGCTCATCTTTAAGCATGAACCAAATAGAGAACATTCTCATTTTGTCGGCATTGTTCGCGCCGAACGGGTATAGCACGCCGGGGCCTTGCCATTGGAGAGAGTCTTTAGTCTTGCCGGTTTTGCGCTTGTTGCCCTCGTCGGCGGATTGTATTAGGTGCGAAAGCCCGCTCGCGTTAATCATCGGTAATATATTATTTTCTATCCGGGCTTGGGCGAGCTCTTTGTCCGCGGTCATAAACATGATAGGGCACGTCTTGACGTAGTCTATACAGTACAGAATCACGCACTCGAGCATAGTCGTGTAGGTAATTTGGACCCCCTTCATAATCGACACCTCGCGGACGGGCGAGTCTATATCGAAACAATCGAGGGGCTCTTTCATAAATGGGTTAAGCGACAAGTCGAACGGCCCCGGGTAGGGCGTCGTGCTCGCCGGCAAATACCGCACGGCTTGGGCGTGTTGGGTCGGCGTCAAGTATTGCCGGGTCGTCGTTATGTTCTCGACCTCGTTCTCGAGCCACTCGACGGCGCCTAGGTTTTGATTTAATAACATTTATCGGCGCCTTAGAGTTTTGTAGCCTTGCCACAATGTATAGAGGGCCACGCAACCGACAACGGAAAGCGCGACGAGTGGGGCTAGTATTATTAGGGGGACGTACATTCTTTAAGCCCCCGGGTGCGTGGCCCAATGGTCGACGCCCCCTAGTTTTAGATAGGCCGCTTTAATCTCGGCCTTAACTTCAGGCAGTGCCTCCCGTAGCCCGGCAACGTGTATCGCAGGGTCGAGGGTCATCCCCAGCGCGGCCGTTAAGTTATCGAGGCGCTCTAACGCCTCGGCTATCTCTACGAGTGCTTCGTCTTTCTCGTTGCTCATGGCTTAGCCCTTCCCTTTCTTAGTTGATGATTCGCCCAAGGCCTCGCGCACCTTAACGGTCGCACGTTGTAACGTCTTGGATATTATTTCCACAATAAACTTTTCGACCTCTACGTTAGAGCTCCCGGCTTTCGCCATTGAGCTAGAGCGCGCGGCTATGGTTTTCGATACGTCGTTTAGTAGTGCTTTGTGTGCGGCGTCGTACGGAACGACGACCGCTAGCTTTACGAGGTCCCGGTCTACGAGTTTCCCCTCACGTTCGAAGTTCTTAGTCTGCTTTTCGCGTACCTCTTCCATCAATTTAGCCGAGCGGAGCCACCCTTCGAACTGTGTTTGGCTTCCGTGCTCTTGGACAATCTCTAAAAGCGTTAGCGAGTAGTAGCCTTCGAGCTTAAGTTTCTCCTCGGTCTTGGCCTTAACGCTAGCGCGTCCGACCACTTTAGCCTTTTGTTCGCCCTCGTCGCTGGCTACCTTCGTAACGGTGGGCGATTTTGGCTCCCGGCCTTTCGCGTATTTAATAGCGGCGGGGTGTTTTGCGTCTATCATCTTCGCGACTAACGCGTCCCCGAGTGGGCCTTTTAGCGCTTTGGTTATAGCTGCCGGGCTAACGCCGCAACGTTCGGCGAAGTCTGATTTTCTAATAATTTCGGTTCCCATGGCGGGGAGCATAGCACCCCCGGGGAAGGT